AATGGAAAATATTTACGATAAGAATCAAGCTATTCACATTGATAAAGCAACAAGAAAACTTGTCGTAAAGAAATCTCAAGATACTACTAAAATTTTAGACGATAATAAAATAGCTCGTAATCATAGAGCTAATGAACAGCGTGGTGAATTTCAACGTATTGCACAGATACCATTAATTGCGTTACAAATAAAAACGAAAGAACTATTTGGTCATTCTAACTATCATAAGTTAGATAAAAACATACAAGGTGATCTTATTAAACGTATAGTAAATAGTAGTGAGTTTGCAAATTTTAGAGTAGGAGAGAAAAAACTATAATGGCTTTAGATAATTACAGTAATTTAAAAACTAGTATTGCTAACTTTTTAGCACGTGATGATTTAAATACCGAGATTGATGATTTTATAGATTTAACAGAAGCAGACTTTAATCGTAGATTAAGAGTTAGAAATATGGAAACTGTAGACACATCATTTACAGTAGATTCAGAAACTGAATCGTTACCAACAGGCTTTTTACAAGTCCGTAGTTTTTTTATAAACACTGGTGGTGGCAAAGAACCTTTAACTTTACTTACTCCACATCATCAATATTCTACTGCTGGTGGTTCACAATCTGGTATACCTAGAGCTTATTCCATAGAAGGAACAAGTTTTAGATTTAGTCCTGCTCCCGATACAGCATATACTGCTAATTTAGTTTTTTACAAAGCATTTGATAGTCTTAGTGATTCAACTGCGACTAATGCAATGCTAACTAATCATCCTGACGTATATTTGTATGGAGCTTTATATTTTGCTTCAACTTTTATTAGAGGTATGGATCAAGCTACAGTTGGACAATTTAAAGCACAATATGAATCAGCTTTACAACAAGTTGAAATGGCTGATGAAAAAGATAAATACAATGGTACTCCATTGATACAAAGAAGCGATATTAACATTAACAATTTAGATAACGTAAAATAATGCAAGTACCTTTTGCAGAGTGGCTACCAGACTTACCAGATCATTTGAATCCTGGTGCAACCGAAGCTAAAAACGTATACCCTGCGGTAAACAGTTACCGACCTTGGAAAAGTATTCAAACATCTAGTGGTAATGCTTTAACTGCAAGATGCCAAGGAGCTGCTACATTTAAAGATGATAGTGGTAACGTGTTTATATTTGCAGGTGATGCCACTAAGTTATACAAAAAAACTGCTAACTTATTTGTTGATGAAAGTGGTGGTACTACATTCAGTACCACAAGTAATAATTATTGGGATTTTATAAAGTTTGGTGAAACAGTAATTGCTTTTAATGGCACGCAAGCTCCGCAAGCGTGGACTATGGGTACATCGTCTGACTTTGCTGCACTTAGTGGATCACCCCCTACATTTAGACATGCTGCGGTTGTAAATAATTTTGTCGTTACTGGCTTTCAAACCACTGCACAAAACAAAGTACAATGGTCTAGTTTTAACAATGCTACATCATGGACAACTGGTATCAACCAAGCAGACTCAGAAACCTTACCTGAAGGTGGCGTTATCACAGGTGTTGTTGGTGGACAGTATGGTTTAATATTTCAAGAGAATAGAATTACCAGAATGGATTTTAGAGGTGGTAATGTTATATTTTCTTTCAGACGTATTGAAGATAACAGAGGTGCAGTACAAGGCAAGAATGTAATTAAAGTTGGTAATATGGTTTACTTCTTATCTGAAGATGGTTTCTATGTTACTGATGGTAATACATCTAAACCTATTGGTAATGGTAAAGTAGATCGTTTCTTTCAAGGTGATCTTAAAAGAGATTTAAGAGAAAGAGTAAGAGCATCAGTAGATCAAGAAAACAAATTAGTATGTTGGTCTTATCCCTCTCGTACTGGACTTACTGCTAGTACACAAAACGATAAAATATTAGTCTTTCATTATGAAACAGGTAGATGGTCTATTGTTGAAATAGATCACGAATTAATGTTTCAAAACTTATCTGAAGGTCAAACTTTAGAACAGCTAGATGATTTTCCTTCTTCTGGTACAGACAACATAGATTCCATTAATGTATCTTTTGATGATGCAGGATTTTCAGGTGGCTTACCAAGTTTTAGTGTGTTTAATAGTTCACACTTTCTTGGACAGTTTAATGGTAATACATTAGCATGTGAACTCGGCACTGGAGAAACAGAAATATTCCCACAGAGTAGGTCTTTACTAACTCATGTGCGACCAATTATAGATACAGATAATGCAACAGGATCTGTCTCATTTAGAAACAGAGTATCAGATACTGCATCAACATCTGGTCAAACTAGTATGCACGCTACAGGAACTATACCGTTTCATAAAAGTGCTAGATATTTTAAATTTAACTTACAAGTACCTGCATCAACAACGTGGTCGGATGCACAAGGCCTTGACGTAGAAGCAATCAAAGAAGGATATAGATAATGACTTTACTAATGGACACTCCATATTTGGAACAACTCAAACTTTCATCAGAAAGATTACAAGATATAATACCTTCAGTTAATCCTTTTGCAACATATACTATGGGTGCGGAAACAGCACCACCATCAATACAAGGTGTGCCACAAAATTATTTTGATCCAATGACTGGACAATTTATGATGCCAGATTTACAATTAGGTGAAACAACATCTACTGATGGTAATATACCTGCATCTTATGGAACTTATACTCCAGCACCGTTTGGTGAATCTGCAACTAATGAAGTTATACCAGGACTAATGTCTAATGCTATGACAGGTAGACAAGGTGGTGGCGATGGACAATTTGACAATCAAAGATATTCGTATGAAACTTTAAATGGTAGAACATTTAAAATAGATAGTGCTACTGGAAAAGTTGAAGAAGCAAACATGCCTTTTGGTACTGCTTCGTTACTTGGTACATTTGCAAATGCAATTCCAGGTGTACAAGATTATAGATTAGCTAACATGACTCCTGAAGATAGACAAGCATTAGAAATGGCTAATGCAATAGCTATTAATGAAGAAAAACGTGGTATTATCAATAAAAGATCTGGTTATGGTTTATTTGGTATGGGATCACCAAGTAAAGCAGAAAGAGATAAATCGTTACAAGATCGAGCTGATGCAGGTCAACGTAATGAAAAAGCTGGCCCTAGAGGTAGAGGTCAATACGGTGGTAGATAATGACAAGCATTAGAGATTTAGAATATATCTATCAAGATTTAGATAACCAAGCTAACTTTCAACTAGTGTTAGAAGATATTGGAAATCAATTAGTACGATATCATAATGATGAAAACCAAGAGGTAGTAGCATGGTTTCTAGCGTAGGACAATGTAGAAATTGTGAGCATGAATGTCATTGTAGTAATGGTGGTGTGTGTGTTACTTGCAAATGTGCAAACTGTGAACACAATCCATTAGATGAATTTTGGCAACATTTAAGTAATGGTTTTAAAGAAAGCGTTGAGTAATGGCACATACTTATAAAAATGAATTCTTTGCTTTAGATGGTACAAGTATTACTACAATCTTTACTGCACCAAGTAATACTGCAGTTATTGTTAAATCAGTACAAATTGCTAGTACACACAACTCAAATGTTTTAGTAACATTATCTGTAACTAGTGGTGGTACTACTTTTACTGTATATAATAATACGGTATCATCAGGTACAACTGTTAATGGTGTAGAAAATTCTATGGTACTTGAGGCAGGTGATGTTTTAAAAATTACGGCAGCAACAGCTGATGTAATATCTGGGGTAATATCTTATTTAGCAATTACATGATTGGTGTAGTACAAATACCTAAAGAAAACATAGAACAAGTTTGGTCTTTAGTTGATGATTCAATTACTAAAGCCTTAAAGTATTCTGGCAACCATTTTAATACGGATGATATTTTTAAAGACTGTATAGCTGGTGATAACCAGTTGTGGTTAGCATGGGATGAAGAAGCAAAAGATAGACTAAAAGGGGTTATGGTAACTCGAATTATTGTAAGACCTAACACAAAAGTTGCTAATATATTTATTTGTACTGGCAAACAAAGAAAACTTTGGCAAGATAGATTGCACGAGGTTGAAAAATGGGCTAAAAGTAATAAGTGTACGCACTTTGAAACTTATGCCAGACCAGGTTGGTCAAAAATATTACAACAACAAGGGTTTAAGACAACCCATTATTTACTAGAAAAGAAATTGGAGAATTAAGTATGTCAAGTGGTGGTGGAAATCAAACAACAACAACAAAAACTGAGCCTTACGGTGCAGCAGAGCCATATTTAAAAGATATATTAGGCGAAGCAGAAAGATTATACCGCAGTGGTATAGGTAGAAGTTATTTTCCTGGCAGTACCGTTGTACCTTTTGCTCCGCAAACTGAAGAAGCATTAAGATTACAACAAGCAGCTGGTTTAGAACAAGCTGGGCCATCACAATTATTTGGTCAAGCTGCTAACACTTTTGGACAATTTGCTTCAGGATCTATGCCTAGTTCATACTCGCAATTAACGCCTCAAGCTGATTATCTTTCTGACGTTAGATCAGGAATTACCTCTGATGTCATGTCTAACATACAATCACAATTTGGTGGTATGGGTAGAACAGGATCTAGTCCAGCTGCACAACAAGCAGCAGCAAGGGGTGTAGCAACAGCATACGCACCAATCGCATCACAACAAGCATCTTTAGAAAGAGGCCGAGAATTACAATCATTAGAAAGTGGTTTAGGCAGACAGTTTCAAGCAGCAGGAGCATTACCTGGCTTACAAAGTGCCATGGATCAAAGAAGAATGGGTGGTATTCGAGCTGTAGGTGGTGTAGGCAGTGCTTATGAGAACCTTGCAAACAGACAATTACAAGATCAAATTGCAAGATTTAGATTTGGTCAAGAAGCACCATTTAATATTTTAAGACAATACGCTGGATTAATTTCACCAATAGGTAGTGGGTTTCCTACTTCTTATGCAACTGGCCCAAGTCAACAATCTGGTGGTGTTGGTGG